AGCATCGACTTCTGGCTGTCCTGACATTTCACGATAGCGAGTTGTGAGCTCTGCTTCGCTCTTAGCCGTGCCTTCTAGGTCTACGAAAGTTCCATATGCGCCACCCGGAGCAATTTCTACTGCGCCGTCGTCGCGTGTTGGCGGAACAAACGATGGAATGCTTTCCGCCTTCTTTATAGCATCTTCGGTAGTTCCAATTTTAAATCCAAAAAGTGAAATCATTTTCTTAATCTCCATCGGAACATTTTAGTCTATATGATTACATGCCTATTTATAATTGGAAGAGCATCAATAAAAAAGGGGCAGAATTTCGTCTGCCCCTTTTAAGTAGTTTATGAAGAATGATCAGCCAGCGATAATACCAGTTGTTGAAGGAGCAACCACCTGCCAATAGTCATACGCGAATCCAACAGTGAATGTTTCGATTGCATCGCCGTTGTCCCAAGAAAGAGCAATATTGCTGATATCATTTGGGAAAATATTCACGAACTGATATGTGCGAAGAGGCACACCAGTCTTTCCGTACTGAGTGACTAGTGCGGTTGTGCGATACGATGAGTTGGTCGCAAGCTGACCAGAGCGAAGATTGCCCTGATGGCTATTGATTAGATTCGACCAAGTTTCCATTGCCTGACGAATTGCAAAGTCTTCATCGTTCAGTACTGTCACTGTCCACTCAGCAAACGTCCGAGTGCCAGCAAACTTTACTTCACGACCATAATACCTTTGTGTGATAACAGATAAACTAGATGCTGGAATTTCAGCAGCCGAGCAGGTGAAGTTGAACCGTGCACCAACATTAGGAACACCGGATGGAGTGTCGACGATCACTGAGAACAGTGACGGGCGAGCACCACCAAGCGGTAGACCGGCAGAGGCGAACTCTGAAACATTAAACGCCATATTAATTCTCCCTATGTACCGCTATATATTAGAAATTGCCGACGATTTCGGAGAATTCTACTCCAGTTCGTACTGCAACAAAGTTAAGTTGAATGAAGTTAATCGAGCGAGCTGGCTTGATGTAAATGTCACCGATAAATCGATTGCTGTCAATAACCTCTCCGGTATTGTTTGTATCATCACACACTACGCGGAAGTCGTAAATGCCTCGCCGCCCCTGAACGTCGCGCAGAAACGGTTCTACGATATTTCGAAACTGAGCACGAGTGAATTCATCGTTGAACTCGAACAGAGCAAACTTCGCAGCGATAGAAATAGACTTTTCGAGAACGATGAACAGACGACGCACGTTGATGCGATCGAATGCTGAGGGTTTTGCCAGTAGTGTTTTGTCACCAAATAGAATAGTCCCCTGACCTGGGAATGTGTTCACCGGATTAATGCCGGACTTGTAGAGTTGATCGCGCTGAGCCTTTGGTGGGTTGTAAGGCAACCGAATCACATTTTTGATTTGTCCACGATTGAATCCTGCAGGAGAAAACCAAGGATCACGATCGTTATCCGTACGAGCCATTAGACCAGCAGTATCACCATTCATCGCGACATAGCGATACACATCGTTGTATTTGTCATACTGATACTTGTAGCCAGAATCCATAGTGGCATATGATGACGAAGGCAACAGATTACGGAACGCAATGACGTCATCCATCTCAGAACCTACATAACCCGCATTATTTACAACGTCTGTCTTTCTGGGTGACATAACAACCAAGCAGTCCTTACGAACTTCTGCGATGTTATTAATCAAGTGCAGCGCACGAGTCTGGTTAGTTTCGCCTGCAAGAATCAGAGAAACGTCTACATCTTCTGGCGAAGCGAACAAAGAATACGCAGTTTGGTAATCTGCGTTACGAGGTGAAGCGCCGTCGCGACCGTTAGCAAAGTTTCCAGTATTGGTGACCTTGCTGGTGCCAGCGCCGAATACTGTAGCAGCACCACCTTCAGCACGTTTTCCAGTATTAGTCAGCGCAGATACGTGAGACGCCCACCAAACCCATTTAGAAGTTTCATTGATCACATCCTTGTAGAAATTGCCAGCACCATCAGCAGTCTTTGCATCGATCGCGCGAGACACTTTCGAGAAACGCTCGATAACATTGTTTGCAACTCCAGTAATACGACCTTTGGCATCAACGACCACGATGTGAGCCTCATCGGTCGTTCCGCTATACTTGCTGACATAATCGGAAGTGCCTGGAGCTGCATCGAAGAAATTGTAGAATTCCCAGCGACGAACGACTGAAGCCTGGGCGGAGATTGTATTGCCTGAGTAACGATTTTTCAGAGTGATTGACTTGCCAGTTGCCGAGACTGCAGAAACTGTGACTTCTTCCTTATCAGAACCAGCAAGAATAATATCCCCAACCTGGAGAACAGTAAACTGATTAGCAGAAGCTGTTGCAGTAGCAGAGTTAGAAGTAAAGAGAAACGTGCCGGACATTGTTGATTGATAACCATTAGCGGTATGACACGTGCTAACTCGCAAACTGTTGCCAAGTTCGCCTGGATATTTGGCGATAAAGGCACCAGCGGCACTGATTCCGGAAGACTGGTAATTATCAACATAATCTGTAGAATTTTTCACGAACACCAAACCGCCAGCGGCTGATGTGTTGCCAGATGTAGATGTGCGACTTGCCTGTGCACCAGTCGCTGCATTGGCGAATACAACCCGAGACACATACAACTGATTAGTGTAGCCAAGGAAGTTGGCAGCTGGAAAGAAATCCTGAAATGTGTTCGCTGCTGGTTTTCCGAATTGAGCAGCAAGATTGTCTTCGCTGTCGATCAGAACTCGAATGCCGACTGGACCCCATGTCGAATGAATCGCGATAGCGCCAGTGGAAGTGCTAACAGCAGGAATGATCGTGGTAAGATCAATTTCGCTAACATTAACACCCGGAGAAACCTGAAATCCCATGTCTAATCTCCTCTAGTTCTCGGTGAAATCCGTTTGTTTATTTTCTACAAGTATTTATAATTTTATGATTATTCGTTTCCGAACGCGCCATTCCAACTAGAATATTTAGCTCTTTCTAAGTTTTCAACTTCTTCCGTCTGACCATCGTCATAAAATCCAGCTGGTAACATATCATTTTCGATGGAAGCCATTCGTTCTTGGGCTATCTTGCCGCGAGCGTCGGTGTCGGTCAGATCTCTGAAATATGCCTGACGTGTAAGCCAACCAAACATAACTAGAGTCATTGCAAGATCGTCATGATCACCTCCTTCGGCACCGAACGAGTCCTTTATTCTAACAAAGTTGGATAACTCATGAATCGTATCAAAATCATGAAGTATCATCTTATCATACTCAATTAAATCTTTCAGAGTTGTACAGCCAATCCGCTTGACCTGTTTGGTCATCTTAACACCAAGACCGGTTTTTCCCGAAAATCCGCCGCTGATACTCTGTCCCGAACGACCCTTGCTTGTGGTTGTAAGAACATTGTCATACTCTAGATCACTGTGTAGAGTTTGAGCAACTATTAATCCGTTGCCATCGTTTGTTTCGATCAACACATATGCCTTATTATAATATTCTCCAGTCATGAAAATGATTTCTGGTAGCATATTTGGGGATATATTGTTATCGTAAAACTTAGCAACATGCTTATATGGCATTTCAGAGATATCTATGACAGAAAATGCGCAGTAGTCTAATCCAACGCCACTAGACGTATCGACTGTGATTACATATGAGTGCTTGTGGTTTGGAATTTCATATATATCGACGCCATAATTATTTTTTTTCGGAGAGGCGATCGAAAGTTGACGAAGCTTTGTCGCAGAAATAAGAGTATGAGCAGAACCTAAGAATTCTGTCTCAAATTCTGATCGAAACTGTTCCTCGGATGTATTCTTAATTGTATCGAGTTTCCACTGCTCATCGCGACCAGGAACATCAGACCAATGTACGTCAACGGTAGCATAGAGGCTACGCTTATCTACAGCATCCATCCACATCTTATAGTAATGATTCAGACCATTCGGCGTGGATACTACAATAATTTTAGACGTCTGACCAGATGAAATAGTAGGATATACAGATGAGAAAAACTGCTCGGCAATATTTCGCTGAATGAAGGCGTACTCATCGAGAAATACTAGGTTATATGATCCACCACGAACTGCGCTTGATGAGGTAGCAGCTGCAAGAATTTTAGAACCATTTTCAAGCTCTATATTACCCTTATTCCATACGGTTACGCCCTGCTGAAGCCAATTTGGCAGGTATTCATACGCGAGCTGAATCTTTCCAAGCATGTCATTCGCCAGCCGACCCTTGTTGGCTAGAATGGCAATACTTTGCTGGTCTGCAAACAAAATCAGCCAAAGCATATATGCCGTAACAGTTGTACTTTTTCCAGCCTGGCGAGGAAGTTTGCAGATAGAAAAACGATTATCGCAAAATGTTTGCACCATAGTTTTCTGATAAGAGTATAATTTGAAAGGTATCAGCCCCCTATCTACGTGCACGATCTTGACATAATTCTCAATAAAATACACAGGATCCTTAGCGCATTTCGAATATTCTTCGAACTGATCCTTGGTGTATTGTAAAACAATCCCGGACTTTTTAAGTCTGGGATTGCCAAGATATGTCATTGCCATGTAAAGTTTAGCCTATACAGATTTTAATTATTTCGACGTTCCGACGAATACATACCGGGGAATTTTTCTGTGCATCGGCAAAACAACAGATCGAGAAACTAATGATTTAAACCAAATAATTAAATTATTCAACATTGTTATCCACCTTTCTATTATTAACGAGATTATGTAAATCTAAAGTGCTGCCTACAAAATATGCATTGTTCGTTACTTTTTTAACATCTTCTTGTTTCCCGCTCGACTTAAGTTCCTTGACCTGCTTATGCAATCCAAGCAAGTCCTTGTTTGCATCAACGAGAGTCTTGATAAGCTGACCCGCAACTTCAAAGGTGCGAGGATGTTCACTAGCCGAAGCTAGATCTAAAATCCCAGAAAGAGCCTCTTGCCCCTGATCAATAATCGTTTTTATATTTCTACGAGCCGATTGAAAATCGGTTTCAGCCTCATCATATGAATCTGTATCTTGGATAATCTTTATCGGAGACAGAACTTCATGCTGTGGCATTATTGGCAGGTTCAACGCAGTTTCTAGGTTGGTTTCGAGATTGGTTTTCATGATATCCTATCCATAAAAGAATGTATTAGAAGCATACTTCCAATCATTATTGGCGTTGATGTTTCTATAATCAATGGACAGTGCCGAGTTCGAGGTGCCGGTTCCATTAGCGAATAGACCAGGGCGAACAACATATCTCGAGACAGAATTTGCTAATGCCATAGACTCTGGTGTGATATCTCCTACTGGAATATATGTGTCCACCTGAACGCGCTTGATGATACCAGTCCGCTTAATTGGTCCATACAACCAGGCTTTCATCCTGAAATTGAAGGTATGAATCAGAGCGCGACGCGTATCATAATCGCCTTCGTATGTGTCTTCCATAGACATACCATTAAGGATTACAGGAATATCCATCGAGATATCCATAGAAGGGACTAGGTTAACAGTCACATTCCACTCTGGTCCAAAATAAGGCACGATCTGCTCGATTATCTGCATACCATCGTCAGCATTACGAACATATGAATATAGATTCATATCAATATCGTAGGGAACTGGAGAGTATTGATAGTCTTGTTTGTTCTTATCTGTTGTCGAACGAGACTGTCGAATAGTTGTAGGCAGTTTCCGCGTTCCATCATAAGTGAGACCTGTGATCTCAAACGCCATACGGGGAAGTTGCACCTGAAGCTGGTTATCCAAATTAGGATTCTGTGAAATACGAGTTAACCATTTCTCCTTTGGACCATATGCAATCGGAATTGCGATTGCCTGGATCTGATTGTTGGAAGAATCTAGGCGCGATATTTGCAGGTCGGCAAACATAGATCCGAACACCGTAACATATCGGCGAATAGACGAATAGTAGTAATCCGAACCAAACATTAGTTTTTTCCCGTTCTTAGCGAGTTAATACTAACACCGGATTTTGTTATTCCGCCACGGTTTCCAATTAGAAATTGGTGTTGCACAACATTATCGAAATGAACAACAACCTCATGGTGAACTCCTCCCATTGGTTTCACTCGTAGATGAGTTATATTACGACCACCAAAGTGCTTGCGAAGAGATAATCTCTGATGCTTATTGAGAATCTCCATATTCTTCTTGATCATCTCATTCGGCATCCTAAAATTCGGATCTTCAATTTCTGTGATAAACTCTCTAAACGATTTCATCAGAACCTATCCTTACAGTAGCCGACATATTTCTTACCATTGTTTTTATTCGTCCAGCAATAAACAAATGCTTCCATAACTAAAACCTGTCAACTTCGCTGAAAGGATTGTGCTCGCTGAAATCGATATAGTTTTCGCTATCAACTAGATTCAGAATCAATGAATTATTAGCACCTAATGCTTGAGTAGATAGCAGGAATTCTTGAATAATGTATCCAGATTCTTCGTCTGCTAGCTTGTCGCCATTTTCCATCGTATACTGGTAGACCATCATATCGGTGGTGTATCTTGTCTCGATGGTATCGATGACGGTATTGCCTGTAACGATACGTTCTGAGCTGTAACGGAACAGCTCACACTTGAGCTCATAGGTGTACTGTTTGCCGTGCTGATAGAATATCTTTTCGTTCTCGACAAACTTGACTTCGTATATGGCGCCATTACTATTATTGATAAACGGAACGAATATCAGATCGCCTTCACGCGGGCGAGCAGATGCAATCGAGTATCCGTTGGCGGTTCCGGCTTCCAAAGTATAGCTGTCATTGAGATCTCTGCCAAAGGCTTGAGTGTTTGCAGTTTCAACTTGAAAGTTATATCCGACTTCGTCCATAATCGTTTCTGTACGAATCTGGTCCCATCGACGAATAGCCATTGTCATTGTAAGGGAATCGCGGATTTCCAAACCGAACTTTGTTAGGAGATCTCCCTCGCCTTCGAAGTTCTGAACATTATTGATGTAAACTTCAATTGGAACTGCTAGACTAAACTGCGAAAGAGGATCTTCTCCTAATAGACTATCTCTATTGTAAGCCGAACGTGGAAGATACTGAACGTCAACACCCTGAATCTTGATAGATTCAACAATAATGTCCTCAGCCAGACGTTGCTCGTTTGGCGAAGCGAAGTTGCGCTGAAAGTATTTATTAACTGCCAATTGATATCACCCAACCATATCATGCACTGGAAGACTATAAGATGATATCATCTCCTCTTCTAGTTTCTGAATCTCCTCTCGCGCTTGATCTCCGATCTTGGAACCATTGAATGAGATACCACCTGGAAGCTGCATGTTTTCATACTTGGACATGTTATCGCCCCACTGGCGTTTCACCAATGCAGTGGCATAACGTCGCAACCACTGATCAGACCAGATAAGCGAATTAGAGTTTGGATCAATTGTCTTATATGCTTCTATCATCAGATAATCGCCGACGCTAATGTCAGACGACCACTTCATATCGACGTGCAGCTTACCATCGAGGCGATTAAACCTGATTGGCTTATGCCCGACGAAGATCTCCTCTAGGGTTTCGATATGTCGCATCGCCATAACATATGGAGCATATGTTGTTGACGAGAAATCGAATAGATCATTCAGATGAATCTGATAGCGAATATTGAAAAGATTACTAAGCCCAGAGTTGACTCCGATATCAAACACGCGAATCACAGAGATATAGTCTTCGGCGAGCGAAACATATTTGTTCGTGATATCTTCAGCTGTTAATGCATATCCAAGATATACGCGCTCGGTGCCATCGAAATGGTAATCACGATAATAGATCAGAGCGTCATCGATACGATCCTCGACCTGCGAGTCGTCGACATTTATATCAATAACCGGAGCTCCTAACCGGCGAAGAACGTAGTCCTTAAACTGTGCTCTTGTTGCAGGTGTTGCCATTTTGCCCCTCAGAAATATCAATTCTTCCTGAGGCTATTTATACTTAACGAAACTGCGGACCAAGGAACCAATTCACTAACGAATATCTCGTGCCAGAAGTGACTGCATCGACTTTATGTGTTAAGAATGAAGGAAACACTAGTATTGAACCTCGTTCTTTAACTTCGGGCTTACAATTTGCAAACTCAAAATCACCACCTTCATACGCCGAAGGATCAGTCAATTGTATAATGAGAGACAACTTACGCATACTTTCGGCGAGCATTGTCTGGTCTTCATGAAACCCATAGTGCTCGTTTGTGTCGTAGATTGTGAATTGTGGATCCTGTGGATTTGTTATTTCAAATTTCCAAGCCTGATCATTAGCTTGTTGCATATAATTTCTTGTAATCCCAGTAACCCAAGATGTAGACGGAAAGAATGCGGTTTTGGAAATTCGAACGCTCGTGTCTACTTTTCCGCGATCGCCTTCGCCGCCCACAGTGGCAGCATTAGCAGTAAGCTTCATGCCTTCTACGATAATAGCATCGCAAACAGAATCGGGAAGTTCAGATTTCCAATACCAGTATAGAGGATCACACAACATTTTTAAACGCATCATATCGATTATCTGGCTTCGCGTCCTTATCCCAATACTTACCATATCTGCCGTGTTTCATGATAAGATCGTCTAAAGTTTCTGCAGAAACTCCTTTTTGCTTTTCACTATGATACCACTTTAGGCACAAACATTTCGTACACACCCCACACCTACAACCGTAAGATATAAGAGACTTCAATTCTTCTGGAAGGCTTTCGAAAATTTGCAATCTGCCCATCGGCTGTGTGGTTCGATTCATGAATGGCCAGGCAAATGGAATGTCGGTAATCTTTCCTAATTGTGAATATGTGCTGTTGAAATTGTTGTGATCTGTGTGCGTGTAGTTTGGCGTCGAACCTATTAGATCAGGATTGCGAGAATAATATTCTTCCACCTTCTCTGAAGTCTGAAAAAACCAATTTGCTTTGTTGAAATTAAATGTATTATACCCTCGGTAAATAAAATCAACATTATGTTTATTTGCAAAACAAACATCATGGTACCATCTAGTGAAACTTGGCAGAGACCTGTCAAGATTCGGATCAGTCGTTGTGATGTGCGTTGGTTCCATTTCATATTCCATAAACCCACAATCAAAATCTCTAACATTAGTTTTCAGCCAATCGCAAACACCTTTATATTTTGTTAAATCTTCTGTTGATGCGACGCGTCGCAGAATTCTAGTGATTATTTCGTAGTCAGTTTCTGTTAATGTCTTATACAATAGATATGAGCTATCCGAAGAAGAGCTAGCTGGGATATAGATTTTCATTTGAAATTAATCCTTAATAAGATATGCATAGTATGGATGTGTTATTTCGAAAGGTTTTTCAAACTCCTTTCTCGACAGATTTCCGAAATATTTGTCCACCCACGGTGCCCACGATGCACCTGGATTTTGATATATTCTGTTATAGATAGATAATTCTTTTGCTGAAATTTCATCTATCGACATACCATCAGAGAACATTTTCTTACGAGCTGCAACAAACCTATCTGTTGATAAAGAAAGCAGATCATCCGGAAGAGCATTACAAGCTTCGGCGAGAGTCAGGCTCGAAATAGGACATTCAACAGGAAATCCTATTGCAATCTTTTCATAAACAGGTTTGCTGCGATATTCACAGAATGATTCTCTAGTGTTGGCTTGATAAACCTTATCGAATAGTCCAGTACTTTTTGCCTTTTCGATCACTTCAAACTGTGAAACTGAAGACCATTTAGCATCATAGTTTTCCATTGTAAGTGTCTCATATACAAAATTTCTTACATTAGATTTTAGATATGCGACAATAGAATCTGTTTTGACTTTTATATCTTCTCTCGGTGCAGTCGCATACGGAGATTTCGGAGGAGGACCTTCATGCCGACTACCCTGGAGGTACATCGATGGGGTTGGAAGGTGCACACAATATGCTGTAACCTCGTCTGTGGTGTGTGTCAAAACCCACCACAGCAAATAAATGCTATTCAATTCTGGATTAATAGGTAGACATATCTTATTATTCATTTTTTTTCCCACTTAATATCGCGATATATACTAGCCCAAGAACCTTTTAGATCCCTAGTGTGTTCCATTTTCTTGTTATCATTTTTATTTAGTTCTAACATCTTTGCTTCTTTATCGAAACCTCGCTTAAAAGGAATGACCTGCATAAGAGGATGACCGCGATTAATCGTAAAACTTCCATCACGAATTTTCAAGAATCCAGGAAAGTTGATGTATTCGAAATGTTTATCTGTCTCAACCACACCAGAAAACAGGTTCAATAAATCGTCGGGGCGATTGAGAGGCGGAACAAATAAGCAGGACCAGCCGGGAGGCGTCTTAATCACCCAATGATTCAGCACCTTAATTGGAATTGTTGGATAATTTGGATGAGTTTCTATCTGCTTGATGCTATGGTTCTCTATCATAGGTTTGAAAAAACTAGTATTCCAAGATACGCCAGCACCATTATCGATAACCTTAAATGTAACATCTGCTGCTAGTGGAATGATCCATCCTGTTGTCATAGCATCAAGAACTGGAGGACAACGCTTAATCGTAGGAATTTTCATACCACTGTCTTCTCGATTAGTCCAACTATCGAGTTTCTTATACCAATCCGGCAATAGCTTTCTTGAAGAATATGGTTCTGGAATCACGCCAGTCATACGTGGCTCACAATAGAATTCTATCTTAGCATTACGAGAAAACATATCATATTCCTCTTTCACATCAACACACATGTATATTATAGCTAACTTGCAATCAAAAGTAAAGCTTTATTTTACTGAGCTCCCCATGAAACTGTAATCTGGCCAGCGGTTGCAACCGTAACAGTGTATTGTGCCAGAAAATTTGAGTCTGGAACAGTCGAATTGGTTATCGATGCAATCCCACCAGTTCCGCCCGCACCACCACTTGTTGCACCAGTTCCTGCAGCGCCTGTTGTACCAGTCGTTCCTGCAGCGCCTGTACCACCAGCGCCACCAGCGCTACCAGTACCACCACGCCCCCCAACACCGCCAGCGTAATCCGGACCAGATCCAGCCCCAGCGGTGCCAGCAGTTCCGCCCGCGCCACCACCTGGCGGGGCTGCATTGGGAGAACCTGTCGCTCCGGTCGCGTTAACAGTCGGGGTGGTGGCTGTCTGATCCCTGCCTGGAGCTTGTCCACCGCCCCCACCGCCGCCTCCAACTCCAC